ACGATCAGATTTTTAATCGCCAAGAATTCATTAACTGTGTGAAAGAAACCGATTGGAGTGAGTATTTCCAGCACAGGTTCATAAGGAAAGACTTTCATCTGATTCGCTTTGAAAACTTAATAAATGAATTAAAACAAGTAAAAATCTTCAAGGATAGCTGTAATTTTAATGATTACCCAAGATTGAATAGTTCAGCCAATTTTAAAATGGACTATAGAAAGGTTTACGATAGAGAATTGAAGGACTTAGCCTACGATAAGTTTAAGCAAGATTTTGAAATATTGGGATACCCATATTAATTTTTATATTATATATAATTAAAGTGTAAATTTAGACATGGCGGATGAAGGAAAAAATAAGGTAGCAAGGAGTTTACTTGATCTCCAACCAACTGCTATATTAGAACTATATAAGATTTATCCCGACCGAATTAACAAACCCACCACATTCATTGGGTTTCATGGGGGAAGTATTTATAATCAAGCTCTGGTCTGGCAAGGAATTCAATACTTGCCGTTGGCTTTCGAAAGTGAGGGTTTTGATATATTGGGTGACGGTAAGTTGGCTCGTCCAAAGATCCGTGTAGCGAACAAAAACAATCTTATTACTAACCTGCTTCAAAACAACAAGGATTTAATTAATGCTAAGGTAATTAGAAAAAGAGTTTCTGTTAAATTTTTAGATGACGAAAACTTTGATGGGGGCAATCCTTTTGGCGTTGCTGACCCTAAGGCTGAATTGGCAAATGAAACGTGGTTAATGGGCCGCAAAACGTCAGAATCGAAGATATTTGTAGAGTTTGAGTTAAACTCGCCATTAGACCTAGAAAGCTTCAGTGTTAATTCTAGAGGTATTACGGCTAAATATTGCCCTTGGCAATATAGAGGTGAGGGGTGCAGATACATGGGACACCCAATAGAAAGGGACGATGGGTTACCCTTTGAGGATTCAGATGGGAATTCAGTCATCCCTAATGCGTGGAAGGATCAAAGAATGACGCTAGCACAAACAGACTTTATGTTTGATGCCACGGCGCAGTGGGATGCCACACACAACTATACAAAAGGGAACATAGTGTGGCTGGAGAGTCCTACTATTGTTGTGCCGCCATTTAATCAGGAGGAGAACGTCAACGTAGAGGGCAGTCCGCTTAAGACTGCTTTTGTGGCGGTCAAGGGTCTACCTGATGATGATAATCTTGGTCAGCACCCCGAAGGTAATCCCAGTTACTGGCAAAAGGACGGCTGCACTAAAAGACTTAAAGCCTGTAGGAAGAGGTTTAACGGGAACGAGAAAACTATTTTCATATCAGACTCGGACGCGGCAACACAAACCTTTCCTGCTGTCCAGATTTCGGGCGGGGTCTTTAACCAGATACCGAGTCATACAGGCTACTTTCATTCCCACGCGCCCCAACTCACAGGTGCGTTAACTGGTGATTTTACTTTGGTTGGGTGGGCAAACATGAATACCATATCGCCCTATGGCGCAGGACTTTTTAGCACATCGCAGCGCGATGATGGTTCATGGCCTAAAGCGCGTTATTTTAATATCGGAGCCGCAGTAACACCTAAGTTTCCTGCTGGAGATCTAGATAGCGGAGATAACGCAGGAGAAAAAACCGATGTTATAGAAGCCTCATATATAGGTTTTCAAATGAGTGGCTACGAAGATGATAATGCAGACGCAACTCTACCTGAATATCAACCACGCTACCGCAACGTAGCACTTGCATTACAGGAAGATATTAGTGCTGAACCTGGACGTGAATGGATTCAGTATATTGTGACTCACGAAACAGGTATAGGTCCTGACGCAACAAACTCGCAAGGGGAACCATTAACGGCAAACCAAAGACCTACTAAAATTAATTTTTACACTAATGACCCAACCGATGCTCTTAATGATAACTCCAATGCAAATGCTGCTAACACTCTCGGCAACTTTGCAAGCATTGAGCAGAGAACGGCTGATGATTACTGGAAGCCGCGTCCAGACGCCCTTCCGCAGACTTTTATGCTGGGCGCTGTTGAACATTGGCAGGGAATTAGCGGCTACGAACTGACTGGGGTGAGAAATTTCACAAGCATGAATGGTTGTCTTGGTCCGTGGGCGCTATGGAATAGAGTTCTGAATGGTAATGAACTGCAATATTTAAGAAAAACAATAAATACACCAGACCACGCAACAAACACCTTAACTCATGCACCTAGACTTTACTCTGAATGCACAGGTAGATTCAGCACTCTAACAGGGGGGACTGGTGATGGATTAGCGCTGGAAACTCCCGATGCCCAACCATTACTGTATGGCCAAGATAGCTTGGTTGCTTGGTGGGATGGCACCACAGGAAATACAGCCATTGGAAATGGACTATTAGATATTCACACTGGCGGTTTCCATTTAACGGGAAGCGGAGAATTTTCAGGTATTTCTGAAAGCTATATAGAAGGCGATATTGTTGTAATAGAAAACCCAACAGATAAAGATCCTCGCTTTGGAGGTTTCCCAGGAACTGATGGATTTAGCTATGGAAGAACCACAAACTTTTAAACGCGAGGCTAAAGCCCTCGGATACATCAAGGAAATTTCACATAAAAATTTCACAAGAGAAATCTGTGGTTTTTTGGGGTTTGATCATAAGAGTAATTGTTACGTTGTGCAGAGGGAGGAGAATATATCCCCAGACCCTCAGGCTTACTTTTTAATTAACCCATTGAATTACTTACTTTTTAAAGATGAATATGACATGGTGGCCATTTTCCATAGTCACATCGTAGGAAACGAAGAGCCTTCTGAATTTGATGTCAAAATGGCTGATAATTGCTGTCAACCCTTCTTGATTTATAGTTTAAACACTAAAAAAATAAATATTTATACACCCAAAACAATAGAAGCGAATGTAAAGAAACTAGAAAGGATTAGGGTAGCCCGATGAAAACATACATACAATTACATGGAATTCTAGCAAGAGAATATGACGGACACTTTGAGTATGAGCTAGGTAACCCTAAAAATGTCTTGCAGGCTATTGATACTAATAGGAAAGGATTTATTAACAGAATAATCGAGTTAGAAAAGCAGGGCTTTTGTTACGACATTATAATTAATAAAAAAAGGGTCATCCATCCCGAAGAAATGGAGCAATTTAGAAATCCCGAAACTATTGATTTAGTACCTGCTATTACAGGAAGCGGCGTTGTTGCAACAGTCGTTGGTAGTATTGTGAGCTTCTTGGGTACCAGTGGCCTAGTAGCTACCCTAGTAAAAGCCGTGATATTTGCGGCAGTTGCATACGCTTTAACGCCAACACCTGAGCCTGAAGAAGCGCTAGAAATAGAGGCTAAGGGAAGCCGCACTTCTATGATTTTTAGTAACACTGTGAACACTGCTAGCCAAGGCTCGCCTGTGCCTTTGGGCTATGGAAGGCTTAAGGTAGGCTCTCAAGTGATACAGGCAACAGTTAAATCTTATCCACAAAGCCAGAGAGTTAGAGACGCGCTGAAAGGGCGAGATTTAAATCAGCCAGACGCTCACTTTGTTAGTAATAAAGTTTCGGGAGGTGTAGGGGCATGAGCCATATTCTAAAAAAAATAGCAATCGCTGGGGGTGGTAAAAAACCGCCTGAGCCAAAACCGCCCGTTTATAAACCCCCTATGTTGGGCGAACTCCAGTATGGCGCTTCATATAGTTATGCTGAAACGCTTGACTTGATAAGTGATGGCCCAATTGAAGGTATAGTAAATAGGCATGGAAGAGTCGTTGACAATACGGAAGTATTGCAAGGTATATACCTCAACGATACGGCAGTTGCAGTAACTCCAGCGCAAAGGCCAGCGGATGCTGAAGGTAGTCTTTCAGAGTCTGAGATAGCAAAGATTGAGAATTTAAAGCCAATGAAACTGGCTGATGGTTCAAGTACAGGTGTGAAGCAAATGCGCTACTTCTTTCAAGCGCTTAATAGTCACGCCGCAAGCAAGAAAATTACCCAGTTCAAAGGCGAGAACGGTATTGGTAGTGGACCAGACAACTACGAATCGTATCCTCCGAGGGGGGGCGTCAATATGTTGTATATGAGAAGGCGCACACACACTGGCAGCAACCGTTCCCCAGACTCACCGCCACTACGCAAAGATCATTATTCTGTGTACGCAATGGCTTATGTCAAATATACTGGCAGTGGTGGGCATCGTTTTTATTGGCATTTAAATGGCAACTATCGAAGCAAGTTTAGTAGTTTTGGCAATGGTCGTGTTTATCGCAATGGTAATAAAAGGAAAGGTGGATCAAATGGCACCCAAAGCATGTATTGGACAAGCAGAGGGCGTAACCTTTTTCACCCTACTCAATTCTTTTTTGGTATATCTGCACAAAAAAGCGGCTTGCCCGACTTTCACCCAAGTTTTGGGGGAACGAATTTTCGGGCGCAACAATTTGTTTATGGAGCGCATAATGACCCGCAAAGGGCTTTGTGTGAGCTAAAGCAAATTTACAAACTATACACAGATAACGTAGATCCAGTTGCAGGAAACAAATATCAGAAACTTCTTGCTCAAAAAGCACTGGGTAACTTGGGGTCTGGATGGACAAGCGGGCGGTTGAGTATGCTTTTAGCTGATTGGTTAAACAGACCAAGAGGAATGGAAAGATTCGTAGCTATAGCTAAAGTCTCACGAAATAACCCAAATCTTAATCAAAATATTTTAGATGCAGATGGTGAGCTTAGACCAATGACCACTTACCCATATGGGGGAAATCACAAGTGGAATCTACAGGAAGTTATGCGTAGTTCTGGAATCAGATGGCGCGATGTAACTTGCCCTGTAGTTGATAAAGAGGGAAATTTAACAGGCGAAATGTATGGCTTCCTTGTTTTTCAAATTGATACAGGCACTACCTTCAGGCAAATGAAGAAAAGTGGTAAAAAATTTGGAAAAGCAAGAACATTTTGGTTCAGTAAAAAAGCTAAAGACGCTCTAAAGGATATTCAAAGCCTCCAATACTCGGAGCCTATTGTGGAGCCTGAGCTACGCAATGAATTCGAAATAACTGACTTAAAATATAACTTTACCAACGTTTTGGCTGAAGTGAACACAGGTACGGAGTTTCAACAGCCCCTAGCTTATTTCAAAAAAGTGTTCATAGATCATATTTATAATGCAGAATTATTTGGCCCATTCTCCTCGAAAAATGACATAGAACCTCAGAGAATTGAGGAAGATATTAATATGTTTAAACGTAGCTCTGTTCTCAGAAAGGGCAGTGACGGATTTAATACCAGAATGAGCAATGGGCTTCCCGCAAACGAAGGAAGCGATGACGACAGGATAACAGGTAAGGAAGAAGATGGCAGCGGTGGCTCAGAAAAAGGATTTTCTAGCTGGGGAAAAGGTTCACTGACTAACTGGGATGAGCGAGCAGTACCTCACACCCACACCATTTATAACCCGAATGTAACCCACGTTTATATTAGTTTAAATGTTTCCGCATTAAGAGATACTCTCGTCAACGACAAGGTAAAAGTTAACCCAGGTACTAGTGGGACACAGCAGAAAAAACTTAGTATTGGCACGACCTTTCCAAGCGTCTTGAACATCATGGTGGAAACAGGTAGGATATCAGCCACTGGAACTTTAAGACCAGCGAAAACTTACACTTACCGCATAGTGGCACTAATTGAGGGTGACACAATAATTGACATTGGAAATCCTGATTATGTCATGGGAGATCGCGGCAGACAAGAATACGTTCTTCCGTTGAATAGTAATAAATCACTCAAGTCACCCTTTGAGTTGCCAACTGTTAGAACACAAAATAGAAAAACTTTAACCGCCGACGGCGAAGTGGGATTCGAGCAAGGCACTCTTGAGCAAGACAGCACCGAAAAACGCTACGTTAGGGTAACTAAGTTATCCTTTGAAACAAATTCTGTTTTATTGCATAAAACTGTTTCACTTAACAAGGTAACAGAAATAATTCCTACTGAGTTCCCGTATCCCTTCTCGGCCATTGTTGGAACAAAAATTGACTCACGCGCCTTAGGATCTATACCTAAAAGGAGTTTTGATTGTAAGCTTAAAAGAGTAAAAGTTCCCAGTAATTATAAGCCAGTGGGCAATAATGGTAGGGACTTGAGATATTATGACTCGGTTGAAGAATGGGAAAATACAGACAAAGAAGATAAATTGGTCTACGACGGAGACTGGGATGGTTCATTTGCGCCCAGATTAGAGTGGACTGATAACCCCGCGTGGATTTTATACGACCTACTAACCAATAACCGTTATGGAATGGGGACGCATATAGATCCCGCAACCATTAATAAATGGCAACTATATAACATTGGAAGATTTTGCGATGCAGTTGATGATGAGGGCTACTTTCAAGGCGTCACAGACGGGCGCGGGGGTAAGGAGCCACGTTTTTCCTGTAATATTGTTTTTGATCAAGGGCAGAAAATTTTTGACGCAATTAACACTATTGCGGGGATTTTTAGGGGTAGAGTATTTTTTGGTAATTCAGAAGTAAATTTCATCGATGACCGCCCAAGAGATACTGTCAATTTGTTTACCAACGAATCCGTTAAGGATGGATTATTCTATTATTCGAACAACCGTCGAGATGAACAATTCAACTGCGTGGAAGTTTCATTTAAAGATCGCTTTGACAACTTTGCGCCAAAACTGGAGGTGGTGGAAGATGAAGAAGATATTCGTCAACGCGGATATTTTAAAAAGCGCATAGAAGGTGTGGGAATCACTTCCCGTGCAATGGCTCGACGTGTCGGTCAGCATCAAATTTTTGCTAAAATTAAAGAGAATCAAAAAGTTGCATTCACTGCTGGTTTAGAGAGTCTGCTTTGTCAGCCTGGAGATTTGATAGTCATTGAAGATGAACTAAAAACCAATAAAGCTAATTTTGGAAGAGTGTTAGCTGTAGATACAGAAGCTGAAACCGTTCGGGTGACCAATACTTTTGTGGATTCCGATATGTCAGGTCGCTTAACTGTTTATAATCCTACTGGCAGGGACACAATCGAAGAAGTAAACGAACTAGCCGAAAAACAAAGATCACGTTATGCGAATTTTACTGTAACGGGTGCTGCAAGTGTTGACTGGGTAAATTATACAGGAGATTACGCATTTTCAGGTTACATTGATGGTTATAGTGTTGAAGCTGCGGGCTTTTCCAATAATAATCAAGAATCCTATGCCCTATACACGGGTCTAACAACGGGTAGTGATGCAGCGCCGATAACTGGGCGTCAAACCATTCTTTATTTTGAAACAGGTGTATCAGGATGGGCATTTGGATCGGGTGATTGCATCAGTAAGGCTTCGGGAGATTTTATATCTCAAATACCCACAGGTGATCCAATAGATATACTCATGACAGGTGGTAATATCACCAATCTGGATATGACTGCCGCAACCAAAAGGGGTAGTGATATATACGCCTTCTCTGGTATTGATCCGATTAGCACCG